ACCGGATGGAGGGCGTCCTTGTCGGTGACGTAGGTGATACCGCCAGCCATGAGGCGGACGTCCCCACCAACGATTCCGTCGTGCAGGGCCGTCATTGGCGGGTCGATCGCCTTTCCGAATGCCTTGAGGGATAACTCGATGGCCTTGTTCAGAGTCTTTACGTCCGGGATGACCTCGTGCCCCGGGCCGCGGCCATACGTCTCGCCGGAGCACTTCGACCAACGTGGAACCATCACGGGGAACTCGTGGAAGCCACCCTCCGAGAGGGCCACCTTATGCTTCTTGCTGACGTGTACGCTGGCCCACGAGAGATCTCGAGCGGGAGTCGTCGGGGTGGACTTACCCCCCTCTCGGGGGTAGATGGCGTGGACGACGTCGAACGGCGTATCCGGCTTTTCTTTCGCCGCCTTCGCAATCTCGTCAGGAACTTTATCCCCAAACTTCTTTACAATGTTGATAGCTGACAAGGGGAAGTCCCTAAACAGGGTGTCCACCAGGCCGTCCGGGCCCTCGTCGATGACGTAAGATCCACAAGGAAGCGCGGTGTTGGTGATACCAGGGAAGCCCTTCATGTCCTTGACGGCGGCCTCCTCGACGAACAGGGCCGCGGTCGCGAAGCCGGTCAGGTCGATATAGACCTCCTGGCACTCGCTGTTGAAGTTGCTGGCGTTGATTTGGGAAGTCATGCGGGAGGTTGTATCTTCCAGCCAGAGCTTTACCGCCCGGCTCTTATTGAGCCGCTCGTCCCGCATCCGGAGGTTGAACCACTTGATCGTCGAGCTGGTAAGGGAACCATGGACGACGGCGGACAGGCGCTTCAGGGCGCGGTTGCCGGTCGAGTCGAAGAGCTTGGTGGTCTGCTTCGTTCCTGGAGTGTTACGGGTAGTGATGCCGGTCTTGTTGGGGATGATGAAGTCAGCGATGTCCTGCCAGGTGGGCTCCCAGTTCCTTCGGACGTTGAGAAGCCTGTCCTGCCAGGCGAGTAGCTGGAGGGGGTCTAGGATCACTTACGCGCCCAGGGTCGACTTGCCAGAGCTGGATCCTGGGGATCCCATGGAGGGGCCGCTCCCCGTTAGGATAGTCGCGTACAGCCCGCGGCGGCGCTTGTTGCGGAGTGCTTCCGCGGCGGTGGCCCCGAGGGCGGAGACCTCAGATGCGTGGGCGGCCTTATAGGCGGCGTCCTCAGCTTCGGCGGCCGCCTTTTTCGTCGCGATGGCTATGTTCTTACCTTCGGCCGCCTGGGCCCCGGCAAGTCCGCCAGCGGCGCCGGCGATGCCAGTCCCCGTGAAATACCCAAGGGCAACCCGGCCGACCTTTTTGAATGAGTCCTTATTCAGCTTAAAGTCTCCGCTGAAGGGCTTCCAGCCAGCGGAGTGATTTTCGAGAAAGGCGTCGATATGGCGAAGGTTCATCGGTCAGGCCTCCCCGGGGACGGTCTTGTAACCGTTGGTTATTATCCCTCCCCGGGGAGACTGTCAAGACCTAAAAGGCTTTTCAGTTAAAGTGCATCACGATCCGGCAGAGCTTGTCCGTACCGGCGACGACCGTCTGGAGGCAATGGCCGATCTCGTTGAAGTGATTCGTGTTCGCCGGCGGGGTGGGGAGCTCCTGCGCGACCGCCCGCCCGTCGACGCTCGCTGAGTCCCGCATCCATTGCCCGCGGGTGGCCCCGGTTCCGTCCTCCAGGAGAACCTCCGGCATCCCCCCGATAGCGACAGGCATCAGATCCCCAGCCGGTATCCCAGAGGCATACACGACGCCAATGCAGTCGGGGACGTCCTTGGTGAGCAAGTCGGCCGTGTAGTCTGCCGTGTGGGAGGCGTGGACAAGCTCCCCCTTCACGCTCGTGTGGCCGGTGTTATTGATGAGGAAAGCCACCAGGCATCCGTCAACCGTGACCTCGATGCCCCCGCGGTAAGATCCAGAAAACCATTTCGCCATCTCTCCCTCCTTGGGTGTCGACCCTTGTTATCGAAAAGGGTCGAAGTCGGTGTTATAGTTCCTGGGCCCGGTTCTTATTGGCCGGTCGTGATTCATGGGGTCGAACTCCATCTGGGCGAAGCTGGGCCTGGGGGCCCGGGACTGGGGGCGGAATCCCACCGCCCTCGTCCGCATCATGTCCGCCGCGTGACTCGACCAGTCGTGCAGGGGCTGTTTCTTGAACTCCTGGTTTTTCTCGTCCCACTCCTTCCGGTAGGCTCGAAGGGCGTCGATCAGCCTGGCGCACTTCACGGCGTCGAAGCTCATGGTGGGCATCGTGCGCCTCACCAGGTCAATCCCCTCGTCGATCGGAAGCTTCGGCACGGCGGTGAAGCTGAAGCCGTGCTCATAGGCGAACCCCATCCGGGACTGGGCGGTTGAGATCTCCCGGGTCTTGATGTCGTGAGGCCCGAGGTGCCCCATTGGGGCATAGATGTAAGGCTTCTCCTTCAGCCACTTCATGGCCCCCGTCATGCCCTTACCACGGTCTTCGTAGTAGTCGATGCACCTCTGCTCGTTCCCGAGTGACTGGAAGACCCCGACGGAGCAAGCGTCAGAGACCCCGAGATCCCAGCTCGTATAGCACTCCACCCTAGGCTCCCAAGGGCGGATACCGATCCGGCCATCCTGCTCTGCGCGCGCCATCTGGTCGGCGTAGTAGGCTCCCACCAACGAGCCGGAGAAGGAGCAAAAATCCTCCTGCTGAATCATTTCCTCCGACATCCCTTCACGGCGCTCCTGCTCGATGTCCTCCATCGTGAGCACCGGGGATCCGTTCTCCCCCTTACTGTCCCGGGCGGTGTCCGCGATCGTCTTGACGCTGACGAACCAGGAGGCGTCGACCTTGGCCTTGGTGAACATCCTGAATGCGTGGTTCTTTCCTCGAGGGGTGAAGATGAAGATCGCCCAGCCGCCGTTCTCCCTCAAGATCGGCCGGAGTAGATCCCAGGCGAAGGGGTCAATCAGAGACCACTACGAAAGAACGAGCCACCGCGGGTTCGCTCCCACGAGGGCGTTCGCGTTGTCTACCCCGACGATCTGCCAGATCGAGCCATTCTTCAGCTCGATCTTCATCTCCTGGTCGAGGCGGCGCTTGATGATCGCTTCCGGGAAGGCGTCAAGGAACGGCTTACCGTCACGATCCCGACCGTCCCACAAGATCTTCCTCCCCTGGTTGAGCTCAGGGAACAGGTGCCAGTACACCCCCGGCGTGAGCCAGGCGGCCTTGCTGGTCAGGGCCAGGGCGGTGCGATCCTTGCCCGCTCGTCGATGCCACACCCAGAGGTGGCGCTTACAACCGCGATCGAAGGCGGCCAGAGACTCCGCCTGGTACGACCGGGGCGAGAACTTATGCGGCAGATTCAGCGCCATCAGATTCCCACCACGCGGGTCAACCGCTCCTCAATCTTCTCGAGCTCCGGGCGCGTCCAGGTATGAGCTCCACCCTCTCGCTTCACGGTCTCCCAGAACTCCTTCAGGGCGTACCCGTGGAAAGCAACCGCGGACAGGACGACTGGAGTCGGGTTGTACTTCTCCCGGAGATGACAACCTGAGCAGACGGGCAACCCGTTGACCAGGTGGAACCGGAATAGGTTGTTCGCCCCCTTATGAAAAATGTGGTGCGATTGGGTGGCGGGCTTTTCCTTGCACACCAAGCACTTCACGCCATGAGTCGCGAAGACCGCCTCGCGCCAGAGGGCGTCGCACCGATTCCGAAGAAGGTGCAGGGGTTCCTTACGGATCCGCTTCGGCTTCCGCTTCATTCGATCACCGCCTTACACCGGGGGCACTTGATCTCACCCTCCTCCGGTACTTCCACCTCTGCTCCACAATACGGGCACGGGACTGTCGGTCGCATAACATCCCCTCTCTTCGCGCGATTCATTTTCACGATCTTGTGGCCCACCTGGCGCCAGCCATGAGTCCGACAGGCGGGCTTGCCGCACACCTTGCTCTCGAGCATCTTCTTCGGGCCGCCGCACTTCTCGCAGACAAGGGTTCCCTTCCCCGATTTCATATCTCCTCTG